ATTCTGGTCAGCTCCTATCAGGCCAGGTTCGACACGCTGATGCGTGCCGCGCCCAAGGCCGAGGGTTGGTGAGGGTTGGTCACGGTGAAGTCGCGGCCGTAGACGGCGGCGTTTTGCACCAGGTCCGAGTTCAGAGCGAGCTGCATCAGCGTCGGCGACACGGCATCACCCAGCACCACAGGGTTGCGCGCCACCTGGGTGGAGCGGCCCACGGCCACGATTTCGGCCGACTGCAAGTTGGCGGCCTGACTGGCGACCTTCGGGTCGTAGTACACGTCGTACTTGTTGAACAGCTTGCCCACGCGGTAGATGGACGGGCGGGTTTCGATGCCCGACGACGTGAACAGCTCAGGCGGCAGGCTTTGGCACTGCGCAGCGATGAAGCCCGGCACGTACAGGTGCGTGATGCCGTGGTCCATGGTCAGGTTGGCCATGTTCTGGTCAGCGTTGCCGATCACCGCTGCAAAGTCCTGCCAGATCTGGGCGCGGGTCTTCTGGGCGATCTGCGTGCTGTAGCCGAAGTCGTAGGAAACCGGGTTGTTCTTGCCGATGCTGTAGGCCATGCGCAGAGCTTGGTAGTGGCGCTCCTGGGCCATCTGGGCACGGATGGCCAGCAGACCTTCAGAGGCGGCATCCAGCCCCAGTTCGTTGCGCATCTGGGTGCTGCCGTCAATGGTCACACCGGTCATGACACGCCACGAATTGGCGAGCAACGTGTAGACGGTGGCGTTCACGCCCACCTTCTGGATCAGCGCGGGCTGCAACTCGAAGTCGATGATCGACTGGGCCGTCACGTCGTAGGACGCCAGGTTGATGCTCGAAGTGATCGAGATCGCACCGGTGGCCAGGGTCACCGTGCCGGTCAGCGTGATCTGCACACCGGTGGGCATGGTGATCGTGCCAGCGATGGCGCTGGTGGCGCCGGAGCCGTTCGCAGCGTCCACGGCGGCAACCAGGCCGTTGATGTAGACGATGGTGCGCCCACGCAGGACGGGCACACCGGTGCCGGCGGGGTCGCAGTAGCCGGGCGTGGACGACAAGTTGGCCGTGGTGAAGGCGCTGGTGTAGGTGGTGCCGGTGGCGGTGTTGAACTTCACCATGCGCTGCGACGACGCGAACACGCCGCCGGCGTTGGTGCCGTCCAGCAGGCCGCCGTTGGTGTAGTCGCCGCCGGTGGAGCCAGCCAGGTGACTCAGGATGGCCAGACGGCCTTCGTTGGAGCCGATGTCCACGGGCAGGTAACCGGCCCAGGGGATGGCTTCACTGAACAGCGACAGGATGGCCACGACAGCGCGATTGGGCTGCAGGGACATCTGATCATGGTGGGCGCTGGTCGCCGAGTCCAGGATGTTGCCGCGAGCGTCGATGCCACGGAAGCAGGCCAGGCCCTGCTGCAGGGCAGCTTCGGCCACGTCAGCGGTCGGGTAGACGCCGTGCTCGTGCTTGTAGACCTTCACGCCTTCGGCGACCGAGTCGAAGATCTTTTTGTAGGCATCCTCGTTGGCCTCACCCAGCAGGGTGTCGAGGTGCTTGGGGGCGGTGACACCGGACTCGTTCTTGACGCTGTCCAGCACGGCTTCGCCGCCGCCGCCGTTCTCGATGGTGTTGATGACACCGTCCAGGAATCCCGCGACTTCGCGGGTGGACGCCAGGCTGTAAATCGCGCTTTGTCGCATCTGAATCTCCAATGAATAACGCACGTAGCACGGCTACTGCGCCGATGCTTGGGAGCGATTCGGCCAAAGCGGGGTGGGGTGTTTGAGGGGCTTTTTCCGAGAACAAAAAAGCCCGCTCATGCGGGCTTGTGAGTCGTGGTGGCCAGGGCCTCAGTCGACCGGCGCCGTGAGTGAGGTCAGCTCTTCCTCCTTCATCTTCACCACTTCTTGCAGGGCATCACGGCGCTCTGTGAGCTTGAGCAGCGTGACGGTGCGCGACGTGCGCACACTGGGCGGGATGGGCACCTGGGCGCGTGCCATGGCGCGCTGGAAGGCAGCGCGGCGCCGGTCCACCTGGTCGGCCAATTCCTTGAGGGCGTCGGCGTGATCGTCCTGGTTGGTGATGGGCACGGCCTTGCCGTTGATCTTGATCTCGAAGACGTCGCCCGTCTCCTTGATGCCCAGGGCCGCTTTCTGGCCGTCGCCGAAGGTCAGGTTGAGGTAGCGGAAGGACACGCCTGCACGCTTGGTGGTCTTGGCGTCGAACTCGGAGGCGATCACCTTGAGGCCGTAGCGCTCCAGGTTCTTGACCACCTCCTTGACGGCCTTGTCCTTGCTGGAAGGGTTGTCGAAGTTGAAAGCCAGGGTCTTCATGGCGGTCCTTACATGGTCTGGTCAGGGAGGGAGGTGATGCCGCCGCCACTGGTGGATGTGTGGTGGTGGGTATTGAACTTGGTGCGCAGGTCAGACATCGTCTTGGTGCCGCCTGCGTCGGCCACGTTGCCGGTGGCGATGATGTTGGCGCCAGCAGAGATGCCGGCCGCCGCCATGACGTTGGCCATGCCCATGATGTTCTGGGTGACGGTCAGGGTCTGCAGGACTTGGCCGGTGCCCTTGATGAGGGTGTTGCCGTCGACCATGAGGTTTCCCCGCAGCCGCGTGTCGGTGGCGTTGATGTCAACTAAGCCATCGGTCACCGTGATCGTGGTCGCCCCCAGGGTGATCAGGAAGGTGCTTTCCGCGATCAGCTCGATGTTCTTGTGGTGCCAGCGACGCCAGTCCTTGGGGTTGCCGGTGCGTGGCGTGCGGTAGCCCATGATCACGGGGAAGCGCGGATCACCGCACTCAAACATGAGCCACACCAGGTCGCCGCTGAGGATGCGGATCTCTGTGTCGCCCGCGCGGTCGCCCAGCGGGTTGCAAAACACCGCCTCAGGCAGCACGCCGGATCCTGCCGTCAGGCCCTCAATGCTCACGCGGCAGGTTCGCTTGTCGGGATCGTAGGAATAGACCACCCCGGGCCACAGTCCGTGCATGACGTTCACAGGACAGCCTCCCCCAGCCAAAACTGGCTGTAGACGTCCGGGTCGGACTCGCCTCCGCCCTTGTCCATGACATGGGCCGCCGTGATGACGACGTGAGGCAGCCCGGCGATGTCCAGGCGCGTGCCCGCATTGATGTTGAGGGCGATCAGCGTGCGCATCTTGCGGCGCAGCACCAGGGCTGTGCTGAGGTTGTTCACCAGGCGCTGGTCAGCGCGCGGTCGGTAGATGGCGGAGCGGCCCTCTTCGCGCTTGCCCACCACGAAGGTGCCGGCCGGCGACGTCGAGATGGCGAAGGGGATGGCCTGGCGCTCCAGCAGGTCGCTGCCGATGACTTCGCAGGCGTCCTCGGTCATGGTCTTGTCGGCCGGCGACTGCAGCAGCTCAGCCAGGCGGCGGAACTTGATGCGGCCATCGGCGAAGATCAGCACGCCGCTTTCCTCTTGCAGGGCCTTGGCCACCTCAAAGGAGGGGGTCATGCCCACGAAGGCGGAGAACGTCGGCACCGTGAAATCCGAGTCGATGCGCACCTGGGCCCCACATGCGCGGTAAATCTCGCCCAGCGTGGCGCCCTCCTTGATGACGGCGTGTTGCAGCGGGGCCGCGATGGCCTGGCAGGACTTCAGCAGGCCAAGGGCCCGCACCACGCCGGTTTCGCGGGCGCCTTGGATGGGCAGGCCGCTGCCGGGCTCATGCAGTCGCACGACGACAAACTCCACCTGGTCCGGACCCACGCGCACCGTGGCGCCGTGGGTGATGGGCGCCGTGGTGTCATCACGTCGAAAGTCGATTTCCACCGTGGCGGGAACAGGGGTAAGGTCGGTGCGCAGCACCACCCGCTGCAGCAGATCAAGCCGCACCGGCATGTCTGCGCCTTCGGTGTAGATCAGCATCAGCTCACCTCGATGACGGCGTAGCTGAAGGCCTTGGCTGGCAAGACCTCGTTCTCCATCTGGGTGATGTCGTTGTTGACCTCGGACACCGAGCGGCCGAAGACCTCCAGGCCGCTGGCCCGGCTGGCCTCCAGGCGCAGGGCGTTCTCACGCTCCACGTACAGCAGGAACAGCGGACGGATGACCGCCCACTCACCCACCGTCAACGCCGTCTCCCCGCTGATTTCTGCGGGGTCGCGGATGGGCAGGGCCGGCACCATGTCCGGCTCAGTGGCTGGTGCCGCCTCACCGGCAGCTTGAAGCCGTCCGGCGCTGGAGATGCTGCGGATGTCGCCATACCCGCCATAGAAGCGGCAGGCCTCCACCCCGAACTGGGTGAGTTCTTCATCGCCCAGCACCAGCCACCCGGGCCGGCGCACGGCCGTGAACTCATCGATCAGTTCTTGCAGCGTCATGGCTCAGGCGATCAGATGATGTTGCCCGGGATCACTTCGCCGAAGAAGTGGAAGAACAGCGTGCCGTTGAGCATGGTGACCTGCGAGCGGTTCTCCCAGTCGCGGTCGACGTTGTCCAGTTGCAGGAAGCACTGGCGGATCTTCACGCCGCGATAGAAGCGGTCAGGCGTGCCCTCGTAGACGTTGGCGTCGAACACGCCACCGTTCTTGGTGATCACGTCGCGGGTGAAGCTGTGCATCATGCCCGTCACCGTCTCGCTGAAGGAGATCGAACCTTGATGGAAGGTCTTGAGCTGCTGGGCTTGGCCCATCACCAGGCCATTGGGGCCCGGGATCTCGATTTCACCCAGCGACGACAGCACCGGCCAGGGGAACTGCTTGGTCAGCAGGCCGATCTTCTCGAAGCCGACGATCTCAAACCAGGCATCAGAGTTGATCGACTTGTCGCC